TTGTTACCATTGTGGGGGTCCAGCCCCTTTTATTTAAGACGCGCTGCCAGCCAAATCGGCCATTCATCGTCAGGCTTTCGCACCCCTGTGCTTTGCCCCATTCCTCAACGGCCCCAATGGCGTTCGTGATTTGTTCCAAGTCACCCGCTGCCAAGAACACATGCAGAACCTTCTTTTGGGGATATACCACGATTTCCGTGATAGCACACGCCTTTTTTGCAGGCCAAATCTGCATGTGACCAGACGCAATTCCCGCCGCAATATCGTCAAAGCTGTGCGTGCCGCCGCTGTATTCAAGCGCCGCTTCGATCCACTCGCGATATTCCTCAAGGTTCACCATGTTGACAACGCCGCCCGCTTCCAAGTGTCCGTCGCCGTGCAAACATAAATGTAACTCGCATCGGTCGCCAGATGCCCAGCCTTGCCCGTTGCCGTGGCGCTGGCTGGCGCAGCCACATACGTTCCCATTCGCCGCCATTCGCCGTCCAGTGAAACAACAGCATAGCCCGCCGCATCGTCCCAAAGAAGCATGCCGTTTTCTGCGGCTGTCTGCCCTGGCACGCGCCAAGTTAGGTTGTCAGCAAGTCGCGCCAGATAACGCCGCAAATCATTGGCCCAAACCTTTATGTCAGGCCCTACAACGGGGAAGCGGCTCATCTGCGGCCACCTGGCGTTACATCAAGGCGCATCGTGCCTACGCGCCAGTTTGCCAGCCTTGCACCCTCAACACGCATGCGCACCTGTCGGCCCGTAAACCGCAAGTCTGTCGGGTTTGCCATTGAATACGGCCCGTGTGACTGCTCTGGCCCATTGGGATAAAAGCGCGTCTTGAATGTCGCTGACACGTCGCCTTGCGTGATTTCGTCCGGTATCATGCTTGTGACAGATATGACTTGATCGCCCGCGCCAATACTAATTGGCCCGCTTTCGGCAAAGATAGTCGCCCCGTCATAGTTTAAGCCCACCTCTTGCTCCCAAAGGTTGCCCAATGAGTCAGCCCAAAGCGGATACTTAAATACCCCACGACCAACGCCGCACGTCCGGTCAATCTCGCCAAACGTCCAATGCCCCTCTTTATAATCAAGCGAGACATATCTATCACATTCATTGGACGCGCCCGATGGGTAAAACCACCAGACCTCGCCGTGCTGCGCCATAGGTACGGCATGAACAAGGCTGGACTGTGACTTGTTTAGGTCGCCAAAAACGTAGTCAGCGACATCGCAAGGGATTTCTTGAACCGCGCCGCCGCTGTATGAAAAGAAGCCTTCCTGCCCCATCCAGAACGCGCCCGCGTCCATGCTGACAGATGCCTTGCGTGAGATAACCCCGCATGACTGCCCAACACGCTCAAGGTTGTAGACGTAGGGTGGCCCCTCGTATGTTGCCGAATGCGCGTCTTGGTCTGTGAGGATTAGCGATTGCCCGCGCACGTTGATGCCAGACATAATTTGCCCTGCTGTTTGCAGTTCAATTTGGCCCGCCTCGTTTGTGGCCGCTGCGGTCCAAGTCGTGTTGTCCTCACGATCCGACCATTGGACCAAGCGGGGATTGCCACCTGCGCCAAGTGCGAACAAGAACCGTTCCGCTGATACCATCATTGCAAGATTGCTAACTGGCGCGTTAGAAACCGCTGCCGCAGCCGTTGCGTTGTCAAGCTGCCACTCATATATTTTGCCGTCCGTTGACGAACACGCAATGAGGTATTCGCCCCAATTGTCTAGCGACCAAGTTGTCGCCTCGGCAAAGTTGCCCGTGTCAGCGCGCGCCGTGCCGAAATAGCCAGTACCAAAGAACCCGCCGCCAAAGCCCGTGTTAACCGCAGCCTTTTCCGCGCCAGACGTAAAGCCTGCGGGTGTGATGTCCGTAGTGACGCCGCTTGCGCTTGTGGTGTGTAGGTTGCTAAACGACCCAACAGCCACGCGCCTGTCGCCCGATAGGTCTTCCCACGCAACAGCACCGCGAGGCACGCCAGTGTAGGCCGTAGCGGCCCGCCGCCGCCAGCCGCCAACGGGACGCAGTGAGCCATCACGCCACCGCACCAAGTTCATATCACGCCACCGGCCAGACTGATCAAACTCTGTGCCGTTGCGGTATCCACCTGGCGGTATATCAAGAGGGATAAATGTCATTTCGAACCACCTTTACGAATAATGTTGCCGCTATGCTGCGCGCTCTCACTGCTATCCCTTTCCGTGGATGTAAATTAGGTCGGAAGTTGCATCACAACTAATCAGGTTGATTCCGTTGAAAGTTAAACCTGTTGGCTCTGAGGTTGGTGAGTCAAAGTTAGTTGGTAAGGCAAAGCTAGACAGGATTGTGGAAGTTATTTTGTCGTGGACGTAAATCAAGCCGGAGGTTGGGTCACAGCTAATGAGGTTGGTGCCGTCGAAAGCTAGTCCTTGCGGGTTTGACGCCGGAGCCGCAAAGCTGCTCAATGTGGTGGACGTCACGCCACTGTGAATGTAGATTCGGTCTGTGTTGGTATCACAGCTAATCAGATTAGTGCCGTCAAATGTTAGGCCAAACGGGTCCGAACCAGGAGCCAAAAAGCTGCTTGAAATTGTTGCCGAAACACCATCGTGGATGTAAATTCTATTATTGCTGCGGTCGCAACTAATGAGGTTCGCGCCGTCAAAAGTTAGCCCAACACAGGACGGTCCAGGCGGCACAAAACTGCTTGATACAGTAGACGAAACACCACTATGGATGTAAATTAGGTCGGACACTTGGTCACAGCTAATCAGATTAGTCCCGTCAAATGTTAAGCCCGATGCAATGCCTTCTGGGGTTGCAAAGCTGTTTTTTATTGTGCCATTTGGAGCCCTATAAAATGCGTGGACTAGCCCCGATGACATAGGAATAAGCATTAAACAATCTCTTTTATTGTTAAAGTGTCGCGCGCAGAGTTGTGATCTATATAAAACCAGTATTCTTTTGCGTTGGTGGTGACGTATGTATCCGCATCAAAAACAGCATCAAAACCGCTAGTTGTGACCGCGCCCGCCGAGGCCGCGTTGATGACGTGAATGCGGATGCAGCAAGCCGACGACGTGCTAGGCGGTGCCAGCGTAAAAGCGCCGTTGTTCGTCAGGGTCTTAAAGTTTTCCTCACCCGCAGAGTCTACCTCTGGCGTCACAGTCCCGCTGGTGATAGTGCCGAGCGCGTGTTCCGTGCTGTCAAACCCCCCCGTTAAGGTTGCCGCGCCCGCCAACGTAGCGGCACCGGCCAACTTGGTTTCTTCTGCCGTGGTGTAGCTGGCAGTTGTGTTAGCAAGAACGGTTGTAAACGCCTGCACCGCAACGCCTATATCGGCATCCGCTAAGACTGTGTTCAGCGCGGCTGCTGTTGTTGTGATTGCCGTGCCGCCAACTTGCCACCCGACAAGATTGGGCGCGATTGCTGTTGTGCCGTCAAACAGGTCGTCCAGCGTGTCGAGCGTGGTGTTTATCTTTGCGCCCCACGTGTCCTCGGACGCGCCGACCTCTGGCTTAACGAGTGAGTAAGTTGTTGTCGTCGTATCAGCGCACATGTTGCACACCCCTCTTATTTTATAGAACAATGCCACAATAGCGGCGGATTATCAATTCTTTTGCGTTTATTGTTTACAGTTTGCTTGCGGCATCGAACATTGTGTCAAGTTCTGCATCAGTCAAAGCAACGGAGGTTTCAGCGGAAACCACCTTGAGACCATCGATTGCCAACTGCTGTTTGCCCTGCTCACCTGTAGCGCTTGCTACGATAGGCGCAGGTCTTGCCCACGATTTGCCGATGTATGATGAGCCGTCGAAGTCCGGCTCTGCTGAAATGAACGCGTGATCTGTGTCACTGATGCGAACGTCTGAGGTTACGATTGAAGCGATCTTGTCGCTTGCGTCTAAAAGGCCGTAAGAAAACATGAGTTATTCCTCGTCTTGTGTTAAGTATTGGATGGCTGCGGATGTTGGCAGTGGTGATCCGTGGATGTAAATTAGGTCTGAGCCTTGGTCGCAACTAATTAGGTTAGTGCCATCGAAAGCTAGACCTGTGGGTGTGCTAGCTGGTGACGCAAAGCTACTCAGTATTGTTGAAGTAATACCACTGTGAATGTAGATTGTGGCGGCAGTAAAATCACAGCTAATCAGATTAGTCCCGTCAAATGTTATGCCGATAAGCAAAGCAGATGGAGCCGCAAAGCTACTCAAGATCGTAGAGGTTATCCCATCGTGGATGTAGATTAGGTCGGAATTAAGGTCGCAACTAATGAGGTTCGTGCCGTCAAAGGTTACAGACCGAGGGCTTGTAGATGGCGACGAAAAGCTGCTTGAAATTGTTGAAGTGATGCCATCGTGAATGTAAATTAGTCCAGAGGTGCGGTCACAACTAATCAGGTTAGTCCCGTCAAAAGCTAAGCCTTCCGGGTTTGTGGCTGGAGCAGCAAAACTACTTGAAACCGTAGAAGTTACACCGCTGTGGATGTATATTAGGTCGGAAGTAGAATCACAACTAATCAAGTTAGTCCCGTTAAAAGTTACAGACCGAGGGCTTGAAGATGGTGACGCGAAGCTGCTTCTGACTGTACTAGGGGCAACACCATCACTAATCCTAGATACAAGCTGTAAGTCTGATGTAAGACCCTGCACCGTTGGAGGTTTTTGCCATACTAGGTCCCCAGCCACAAACAGTCCCTCAGATGCCAAAATAGCAAGCCGCTTATCAACACCACCATGCTCAATTATTGTCTTTGTGCCTGCGGTGTCAAAGGTCTTAATGTTAACCCCCATAGCTTTTGCTCCTATGAAATTTGTTAAGGCCATTTGTTAAGCCTCCGAGAGTGTTAGAAGGTGGGATGAACCAGAGTTGCCCTTAACAAATAGCCCGTCAGTAAAGGCTATATATGGGGCGTCTGTGTCTAGGTTTCCTTCTGAGCTTGTGCCGTCAAGGCTGTAGGCTACCGTACCCACTAGGTACTCAATAAAAGCGATACCGGCACCCGTTGCCGCCCGTTCAAAGTCGCCAAGGGTTGATGGGTAAAACCCAATGTGAAACCCAGCCTTAGCCGCCCCGCTTGCGGCAGACCCGCCAGCCTCGGCACGACGGGGCAAGCCCCCAACCTTGGTGACTATTGGACCCAGCTTTGGGACTTGAGGGTCAACAGCCGCCATCAGAAATTTGTCCACTGTGCGGTGAATGCAATCCCACCAGCGAGAGCAACACCAGAACCGACATAGAGTTCATCGCCAGCTTCTAGGCGTAGCGCGGTTGTCTCAGTGATACGCGTGAAGACTGTCACAGGGACCGCTGTTGTCGCTGCAACCGTATGCGCGGCCATCAATGCGCCATCTAACAGGATTTTATTTGTGCCGCTGTCCTTGGAGATAAACAAGTGCAGGCTTGACACTGTTACCGTAGCGCGCGGGCTTGCGGTCAGTCCTGTGACTAATGCCCCGTCCGAACCTGCCGTAGCCACGAGTACCGTGTTGGCTGGTGCGCTGGTCAGGTCGTCGGCACCTGTTGTAAGGGCTGTGGATGTCTTGGGCGTCTGCGCAAAGGCTGCTGTGTTAGTTAAAGCCATGATGTGTATTCCTTAGAATGAAAGGGAGGATGCTTGTATTTCAGACAGGGACAATACGCCCAAATTCGTTCGGGCCACTGGCACGTCAAGCAAGTCTGAAAGGTTGTTGCCTTTAAGCAAGCAACCGGCCAAACCGCTTGAGCTTCCGCCCTGCACGCCAATGGTGTATTCCCTGAACTCCGTTAAGTCTGTGCCGCCTGTGTTTGTTGCTGTTTCGCCAATGATCCACCAACCAAAGAAAGTTGCATTTGCGAGGCGTTCGTTCCGGACGTAATCTTCTATTAACAATCCCGCACGGGCCAAAACTATGTTGGCGTAATTGCCCTGCCCGTATTGAATGGCAAAGTTGCCATTGCTAAATCGGTAAAGCCTATGCGCAACAAAGGTTCCAGAACCCAATGCCGTAATGCTGCCCGCGTTGTCCCAGAATTTAACAAGGTTTGTCTCGTCGCCAACAATAGCTGATCGTTCTAGCAAGCTGTAGGTAACATTTGCAGCGGCGTCGAGGCTTATGAGGTTTGGGTTGTTAATGTCCCCCGTGCCGCCGTATTCCATAATGGTACCAGCGCCCACGTCAAAGCCCAAGTCTCCCGCCCTGCCCGTGATGGTTTGTCCGCCCTTGAACGGCACACCTTGCGCCAGTAGGGCGGTAAATATGTCTCGGTCACTGTTAGCGTAATGGCCGATGGGATTGCCCAGAAACTCAAAACCAAGGATAGTTTCTGCGCTTGTGTCCACTGCAATCCGCATGGTAAACATCTTGCGCGACCAGTCTTGGCGGGTCGGCGTGCTGGTCTGCTGTTGCAGGCTGCCCGCGTTGTCAATGTAAACGTAAGTTGATGGTGAGGACAAAGTTGCAACCGTGATGCCTGTTGCGCCTGCGTATGCAATCGCAAAATATCCTTGGTCGCTACTTATCTCACCATTGACCGCTGGTTGCGCGAAGGTCGTCCCACCAACCGCGACTGTAGACACATAGGTGCTTGTGAATCCAGTGCCTCGTGCTTTCAATAGAGCGCTATCCACCCCCTCAGCAAATGTCTGCAAGCTGGTGGTGTCAGAAACAACAAGGCTGGTATCGTCAAGCGTCATACTGCCAATGTCAAAGGTAGGCGTTGCGCCGCTTATCACGCTCTGGTCAAGGGCTTTGACGTCTGCAATAGATGCCAGTTCCGAATCCATCAAAGCGCCCGCCGCCGTGACGCTGGTTGCGTCAACAATCAGGTTGCCCGCCGCCACCGCCGCCGCAGCCGCGCTTGCCGCTGCGTTTGATGCTGCCGTGCTTGCCGCTGCCGCAGCCTCAACCGTTTGGCCCGCTAATTCCGCAACGTTGTCGGTTGTGACATCGCCGTCCATGCCCGCCGATTGCGTGTAAGTCGTGCCATCAATTGCGGTGGCCGTGTAAGTTGTCTCAACCATCTGTGTTTCTTCCAATCTGCCTTGGGATACCCATGCGCATCGTTCCAATGCTTTTGGCTGATTTGCTCTCTGCGTTGAGCGCGTCAACAGCGGATTGGTAAAGCGCGGCCCAGATTGGCAACCTGGCGTCATCCTTGAGGTAGGGCGCAGCATGTCCAAGCGCGCCATAAAGCAGGATGTCAGGCGCGTCTAACAGCAACCAAGTGGACGTGTTGGTATCGGAAAGCGCAGGGATGCGGCCACGATACAAAAGGGACACGTTGTAGGCTTCATCTGGTGTCGGGTATAGTTCAAACTGTCCGGCGGTAAGCCGTACACTGGTCGGCTTTCCCGCTTCATAATTAACACCGCCGCGCCGCTCGTGCATTTCGGTTGCGGCCATTGTCATAATGCGCCCGCCGCCTACGTGCTGCAGCGATACGGCTTCAATTAGGTCATTTGGGATTAGCTCAAACTGCTCGTTAAAGACTGCCGTAACGCGCTTTTCCTGCTTCCAATGCGAAACGTCGCGCGAGACACGGGCTTCCGCCAAGGCGATGAATGTGGGGATTGTTGCCGTAAGGTCCTGCCGGTCAAGAAAGTCGGCAATGGCTGATTGCAAGCCTGCATAAGTTGTCAAACTCATTTCTTACCCTTTGCGGCCATTGGCTTCCTATGCGTTAGAAACTTGCTTGACGCCGTGTGCTTTGCGCCCGACATAGGCTTGCCGCTGGCATCCTTGTGCATGGGGCCTTTGTGTTCCTTGCCGTTGGGCAGGTAGTGCTTTGAACCTACAGCCATTAGTAACCGCCCTTCTTTGGTTTCTTGGCCGTCTTGGCCGCTGCCTTAAACGCGCCCTTAGCTGGTGCGCCCTTGTCGCCAGCCTTGCGCATCTTTTCGCCTGAGCCTGATTTAATGCGGCTCTTTTTGGCTGCGATGTTACCGTACAAACTCATTGTCCATATCCAGACATATGTAAGCGGTAAGCCTCGCGCAGAACGTCAGGCGATACCGTTGTTGCGGACGGGCCAAGACCCATGACAAATTCCTCAAAGCCAAGTGTGGGCTGTGACGGCATACCAACAGACCCACGGCCAGAGTATTGCATAGGCGGCTGCATAGGCGGCTGATACATCTGCGGGTGCGGGTTTTGCGTCGGCGGCTGAAAGCCTGGTGGGGGTGTGTTGGGAAACTGTGGCTGCATTGTCTGCGGCTGCATTGGCATGGCTGGCCGTGCTTGTGGCGATAACAGCCCGCCCATCGGCCCCTGTTGCCTTTGTTGACTGCCGCGCGGCTTGGCAATCATGTTGGCAATCATGCTCAAC